TGATGCAGATTGCGAAGGATAACAGGTTTATAGTTGACTCAAATGTAATATTTAGCAAGATTAAACCGTATTTATTGCTAGGAGTAAGTCTTAAAAGAGCCTGCAACCAAGCCTTAATCCCATATAGTACAGCTCTAAAAAGGTATAACAGCGATGTTTTCTTTGCTGACTTGGTTGATAACGCAAGAGATAATGTTAGCAATATAGCTAGGAGTAAGCTAGCAATGAAGGTTAAAGATCCGGAGCATTTCAATAAAGATAGCGTAAAGTACTGGCTAGATAACATAGACACAACCATTAAACAACGTGGCAAGTCAGGAGTACAAGTTAAAGCTGGAGATATCACCGTTTCTGTTGTATCGTATGACTAGGCTAAGAGAAATAATTACTATTAATTCTTTCCTATAGGTTACTTGTTAAGTGTTACCTGTTACTTACTATAAGTTATTAAGAGGGGAAGATATAAACTCGCTTCGCTCGTTCAATTAATTAAAATAATCTTATAAGAGTAGAGAAGTAATCTCTAGCTTTAGTGTGTTATCCTTAACTTATAGTCTGGAGAGAGTTACTAATAGATATACATATCTTTGTATGTCTATCCTTATATGATTCTATGTAACTTGATACAAGTATCATTGAACGGTACCCCATGTTTTTGAAGGGGGAGTGTATATATATACAGAGTATGTAGAGAGAGCTTGTCAGTCACTCGTACGGATATTGGTGTTTCTAAAAAAAGCTGAAGTATAATATTACTATACCCTATAGTATGATAACCCTTTTGTTATCCCAAGAGGTTAATCTTCCTCAAAAAACAATAAGAATTTTACCTTAGGTTAATAAGGTTTAAAAAGTTTTATTTGCTGATTACATAGTATTTGCTAATGACTTACGCTGTTATGGTTGGGTGTCTCCTCTACCAGAGAACACTTATCTAAGTCCACCCTCAATGTTGGATACTACAGTCAGTACGGTAGCTGTACTATTGACTGCCTTTCCATTGCATACGGAGCTAGCGAGTGGCAACCCTACTATGTCTTTTCAATCTGCTTGTATACTCTTGTTAGAGCCCTGTCGACTCAGTTTAATCCCACATACTTTTAGGTGCTGTGAGCAGGGTTCTGAGCTATCCTCTTCCTACACCATTTAAACTAACTATTTTATTAACGTATTTATATTGACTGTTCTTGTTAGCATATATCCATTTTGATAATTTATTGTCGGTTTTTTTAAAATGCTTAATAAGTTCCTCTACAAAATCCTCAGGTGACATACCATAATGTAGCGTTGGATTGTAAAAATGTATAATCTTAGCTCTATAACTTGTGGATAGTATCTTTCTCTTTTTCTTTTCTTTTTTTATAAGCTCAGTAGCTTTTCTATATTTTTTAGTATTTCTAAATTTCATATCTTAGTAGGTAGGCGGGACGGTAGGTGATCAAAAAATGATCATTGAATTTCCCACCTACCTAGAATCTATTATAACACAGACCTCTAGTATTGTCAATAGGGTATCTGTTTGTCACGTACGGAAAGCTGTACGATTATACCCTTGACAACTTATAGCAAATGTGGTACTATAGGACTAATGCCTAAAGAATCCATTACACTACCCTACAAATTTACACCAAGAGATTATCAACTCCCGATACTTCGTGCACTCGATAGAGATAAATACAAAAGAGCTATAGCCGTTTGGCATAGAAGAAGCGGTAAAGATTTAACCTTCATAAACTATATGTTTAAGAAGATGTTTGAAAAAGTCGGGGCGTATTATTATTTCTTTCCAACTTATGCTCAAGGTAAGAAAGTATTGTGGGAGGGGATGGATAGGGAAGGGTTTAAGTTTCTTAATCACCTGCCTAAAGAATTAAGAAAAACTACAAACAACCAAGAAATGGTGATAGAGACTGTTAATGGCTCTGTATTCCGAGTTATTGGCACAGATAAGATAGATTCAGTTTTAGGTACTAACCCTATCGGATGTGTATTCTCAGAATATTCTTTACAGGACCCAAGAGCTTGGGATTTCATTAGACCTATCTTAGCAGAAAATGGAGGCTGGGCACTGTTCAATTATACTCCCAGAGGAAAAAATCACGGGTATACACTTTTAGAGTTTGCTAAAAAAGACCCAAAGTGGTACAGCGAGGTTTTAACAGTTGATGATACAAAAGCTATATCTAGAGAGGTACTGGATCAGGAATTTAAAGAGATAATGGCTAAAAATGGAGAAGAATCCCTATATCAACAGGAATATTACTGCTCTTTTGATGCTCCAATACAAGGGGCCTACTATGCTAAACAGATGATGGATGCCGATAGAGAAGGAAGAATTACAAAAGTACCTTATGACGCAACAATTCCAGTGAATACTTATTGGGACTTAGGTGTAGGAGATGCTACATCTATTTGGTTTATACAAAATGTAGGACAAGAAGTTAGAGTTATCGATTATTATGAGAGCTCTGGTGAAGGACTTCCCCATTATGCAAAGGTTTTACAAGATAAAAAATATATTTATGGTCGGCACTATGCTCCTCATGATATTCAGGTTAGAGAATTAACTACAGGGAGGTCGAGATTAGAAACCTCCAGAAAACTAGGTATTAATTTTAAAGTCGTCGCCAAACTTCCTGTAGAGGATGGTATTGAGGCTGTTAGAAACTTTATACCTAGATGTTGGTTTGATGAAGATAAGTGTGCTAACGGGATTTCTGCTTTAAGAAGCTATCATAAAGAGTACGATGAGAAAAATCAAACCTACCAAACACATCCTAAACATGACTGGTCATCTCACGGAGCAGATGCTTTCAGATATGCTGCTATTGCAAATAAGCATACTAGACGAAAAGGTAGTCTCCCAGAAGAACATATCTTTGGAAAGGATGGATTTTATTAAATATGAATAAATCAGAAATAATGAATATATTTCCTATAGAGGAAGATAATGTTGTACAAGTTTTATGGTTACTTTCTCTAATAAAAGAAATGGAGTTTGGACAACTTACAACTACCTTTAGAGTGCATAACAAAAGGATAGAAGACATTACAGTACAGAGCTTTAAGAAGAAAAGATTTAGTCCTACCGACACTAAAATAATACTTGAACATTTAACAAATAAAAAGAAACCCTTGACAAATAACTCATAGTGTGGTATACTATGAGCTGTAAGATTAGATGACCGAAAAGTTACCTTATTAGGAGTCTATATACAACACTTTGTGCGTTGTATGTGGGCTCCTATTTTTATATTATGGCAAAAAAGAAGAAAAAAGAAAAAAAGATAGACCTCTTAGAGGTTTTCGATAGTGAAATAGATGCTTATGCTCAGCATAATGCAGACAGTGTAGCAACTTATAAAGATTATAGAACTTCATGGGATGACAAAGAGAATATGCTCATTGGGAAGATATCTGATGATTTAACGCTTAATACCGCCAAATCCAGAATATTTGATCCTAGATTATCCACTGTGGTTATAGAGAGAGTTTCCAGAATAGCAGGTAAACTACCTACAGGTAGGGCTTATGCTATGTCAAAGGATGACATTGGCAAGAATAAGCTAATGAACCTTTTATTGGAGAAATATGCCTATAAAAATGCTAACTCGCAGTTTGATTTTCTAACAAAAGTAAGAATGGCAGACTTGTATTCTTTAATCTATGGGGTACAATTCTCATTGGTAGATTGGGTAGATACTGATTTCTATGAAGGTCCAGATATGTGGCTTATCCCTATAAGGGATTGTTTTCCACAACCAGGTGCAGTATCTGTAAAAGAATCAGATTGGTTCCAGATATCAACACTAAAATCGTTAGAATGGATTAAATCAAGAGAAGGATTACCAGGATGGAAGAATATAGATAAACTTGTATCAGTAGTAAAAGGTACTGCTGGTGTTACTAAATCAGATCAGGACTCTGATAGAAGAACAGTAGTAGAACTAGACAGAGAACCTAATGTACCAGGCGATAAAGCAAATCCTAAACTCCAATTAATAACAGAATATCAAAAAGATAAGTGGATTACGTTCTCGTTAGAACATAGAATAATTCTAAGAGAGATTGAGAACCCACACAAAGACGGTAAGCTACCTATAGTAGCTAAATACGCCTTCCCTCTTATGGATTCCATCTATGGACTCGGTGAATTTGAACGAGGGAAAACCCTACAATTTGCAATAAACTCCCTCATTAACCTCTACATGGATGGAGTCAAATTTAGTTTGTACCCACCTATTCAGATTAACTCTGATGGCGTTGTACCAAGCTCAATTAAAATGGCTCCTGCAGAGAAATGGTTAGTTGATAGACCTAACGTAGATGTTCAGGTAACTCAATTGTCACCACAAGGACTTAACACATTCCAAGCAACCTATAGCTTCTTAATAGCTGCATTGATGAACCAAGCTGGAACTACAGATACTTCAGTTTCAAGAGAAACAGATGTATCTCTAGGTAAAACCCCAGAGGCTCTAAAGATGATAGAAAGGCGAGAGAACTCTAGGGATAGTTGGGATAGGTATATGTTAGAAGAGTTCTTATCGAATGTAGCTGAAAAGTTTATTAGTCTACTTAGTACAAAACTCAAGAAACCTATAGCATTAAGATTATTTGCTGCTGAAATGAAAGATTTAGCAAGAATATACCCAGATTCAGTAGAACTGTTTGATTCAATGGAAGAAGATAAAGTAACAGGTAGGGGGCAGGTAACAATCAAGAAAAGTATGCTTGGTACAAAGTGGGATTACATTATAGATGAAGGTTCAACATTAAAGAAGGACCCAGAGAATGAGCAGAAAGCATTAACATCTATTTTACAGATAGCTCTTGAGAGTCCAGAACTAGAAATTGCTCTCAATAGGTCAGGTAAAACACTTGATATAGCAGAGTTATTTAGAAGATGGTTAGCCAACAATGTTCAAGATTGGAACAGAATTATAGTAGACCAAGAAGTTTTACCAGAAAAGAGAGTACAAGTACCAACGGAGCCTATGCAGACAATGCCACAGGGACAAGCACAGGCACCGCAACAGGTTCCGATGGGTGGGGGAGGTTCTAGTGATCCTGAAATTGCTAACGTCCTTCAGCAAATTATGTCCGTAACGGGCGGAGTAGGGGGAATTCCAAATGCCTGAAGCAGTAGTGCCAGACAAGACAGCAATACTAAATGTTGTCAAACAAATGAAAGCAGAAGAAAAGGTCGAAGAAAAAGGAGGCCTTGATAAAAGAGATACCTCTTTATATGAGATGGCTCAAATGAGTGGTTGGACTGTATTAAAGAAGTACCTTAACAAAAGAATAGAACATCTCGGAAATCTTGAAGATCAGAAGATAAATGAGATGAGTTTAAGTGAGATAGGGATGAGACACCTTATGGTCAGCCAAATTTTAGCTGAACTAAAAAACGTCATTAAATTGGTCGAAAGATCAAATAAGTTTGTATCGGAGGAGGTCGATGGGCAAAACACTTCCACCATCAAAAGATAAGAAGTTTTGGGGCGAAGACTCTGAAGCAATACTTATAAAAGAACCTGAACAAGTTTATAAGGCCGAAAAGGGCCATAGATGGATTCAGCAAGGCCCATATTTAGTGTGCCAAAGCTGTATCTTAAAGCATTCTGTCTATATAGGAATGGACAAGAAATTGGTGGGCTTTAATGAAGATGGAACACCAAGGTTAGAGAAGTCTTGATAGTTACCTTGTGCCTAGGAGACACCCCTGCCCAGTTTCCTTGGCACTATGTAGCTATCAAGCTACCCCGTTAGCAGCCTGAACGGGAACCGAGAGTCAGTGGCTAGTATATATTTGGTTTAACAAACCAGGGGAGAAAATTATGTCGGATATACCAAATACCGAACAAGAAATGGCAGTAGATACAACTGCTACCGAAAGCGAAGGAACAGTTGTACAGGATTCGCCATCCAAAGAAGTGTCCGAAGAGGTTGTCGTGTCAGACGAATCTTCTAAGGACGTAAAACTTGACCAATCTGATAGAGCAAAGAGTAGGCAACGAGAATTGGCAAATCGCCTAAAAGACTCGGAAATTGAGAAAGCCAAAACTAAGGAAGAAGTGGAGACTCTTAGAAAAGAACTAGAATCTTATAAAGTTGGGTCTGAAAAATCAGACGAACCTGATTCAAGTAACCTTGAAGCTGGTACTGAAGTATCTTTTGATCAACTAGATCAATATATAGAGAAAAAGACTAGAAAAAGGGTTGATGAATTATTAAGTATTAGGGATAGAAAAGAGCAACACAGGAGAGCCTTTGAGAAAGGTGTTTCTCTAATAGAGAGTAAGTATAAGGAGCTTAATCCTGATAGCGATAGTTTCGATCCTTTGTTGTCGAAAACAGTTACTAGACTCTATGTAGAAGCTAGTAAGTCCAACCCAGGAGTTGACGTTCATGACTTTGTAGAAAATGTAATGTCCGTCAGGGAAATGGGTGCAGACAAGGCTGTGTCAGAGGTCAAGAAAGAAACCGTTTTACAGGAAGCAGCTTCGGCTGTTACACCGTCAAGCGAAAAGGTTGTGACACAAACCGATGAAGAAAAACTATTAGAGCTTATGAAGTCAGGAAAAATGACTGCTAAAGAAGCTGAAAAGTATCTTCAATAGTATTTAAGTTTGTTTTGAAGGGAAAAATAAAATATGGCAAGTACGTCTAGTACGTTAAGTCAGCTTATGCAGACTTTAATAGTATAGAGTCTTAAATTGGCTATATGCTGGAAAATTCTAAAGGGTCTAATACTAACTATGTAACAATTTAGACCATGAAAGGAAACTTGAAATGGACAATCAGCAGGAAAGATCGAACTTTAACAAAGGATGGTTAGCGGGAGTAATAGACAGTGACGGTTGTTTGCAATTAGTTAAACAAACGTACAAAAAAAGAAACGGTTCTGGAGAAAAAACCTGTCATTACAGACCACAAATAGTATTTCATAATACTAATCTAGTATACATGACTCATGTGGCGTATATATTAAGGAAACACAATATAGCGTTTTATGTTGAGGATAGAAATGAATACAAGAATTTTGGCACAAGGGATAAAAGACCCTACGTAAGAATAACAATTTACGGATTTAAGCGGTGCAAAAAGTTCTTTGATAACACTGGAATACAGTTAATAGGAAAGGCAGTACAACAAAAGATAATGCTAGATTACATAGATTATAGACTTTCATTAAAATATGGAAGTCCTGTAACAGAAAAAGATGTTGAATATTATGAAAAGATGAAAAAAGCTAATCATCAATTTAAGGGCGAAATCCCCAGAGACTATACGCCATACCGAGATAATCAGACTCGGAAGATATAGTCCGACCTCATGTGAGAGCATGAGAGCTAGACAGAAATGTTCTAGCCCCGTAAAAGGGTAACAAAAGTGATTACGACAGATTGTTCATAGACACCGCAAAACACTCCTTAGTTTTCGAACAAGGTGCTCAAGTAAGACCTCTACCATCAGGGGAAGGTAAAGTAGTCAATTTCTTGAGATATTCACCTTTAGCGATTATTACTGCACAGACATCAGAAGGGTCTAACCCAACTGCTGTTAATCTTAGTGCTACTAATGTTAGTGCAACAGTCTCGGAATTTGGGTCCTATACCACAATTTCTAAATTGTTAAAACTTACATCTATAGATTCTAAGATGAAAGGTGCTGTAGAAGTTATGGCTCAAAATGCTGGAGAGTCCAGAGACCAGTTGGTAAGAACACATGCGTTCTCCGACAAGGGTACGACTCAATTAGCTGGAGGTAAAGCGTCACTATCTTTAGTGGCTATTACTGACACAATGAGCTCTTCTGAAATAAGAAAGGCTGTTAGAACACTTAAAGTTGCGAAAGCACAAAAGTATGATGACGGTTATTTCTTAGGTAAGATCGGACCTTACTGTGCTTATGACCTTATGGGTGATGACACATGGGTAAATGCACACACATATAAAGATGGTAGTGAGCTTTACAGAGGTGAGATTGGAAGACTACACGGAGTTAGGTTCATTGAGACGACAAATCCTTTGGAAACCGCTAACGAGGGGACATCAAATGCTGATATCATGCACACGTTTATTCATGGTAAGAACGCATTCGGTATAACCGATTTAGAGGGTGACGCAAAGAAAGTCTACGTCAAGAACCCAGGAGCAAACTCAACTGATAACCCAACTGATAGATTCTCTACAGTAGGTTGGATGATGACCACTGTTCCTGTACGCTTAGTATCTGACTGGATCATTGAGATAGAGTCCGGTGCTACAAGTCAAGCATAGAGCTTAACTTGAACAATCTAGGGGTCTAGTAAAATAGACCCCTATGTTTAAAAATGAAAAATACACGATATTATGATATGCAAAAAATAGAAGAAGATATGGCAAAAGGTCTAATCTCTAGGAAAAGAGGTAAGGACTTATTAGAAAATTTATATAAACAGTCCAAAGATGGGGAATTGGAGGGTAGGAGGGAGAGAATGATTGAGAGACAAGCAAAATTGTCTAGGTTTAATAGGACTCTTAGACGGAATCCTGCTAAATTTAGTCAGTCAGAACAGGAAAGAGCAGTAAAGTATTTTATTGCTAATCCAGAGGAATTTTAATGGAGAAAGAAAGTACAGTAACATTTAGATCGCCTGTAGAATCAACAAGAGAAGCTATAGCCGATCCAAAGATAGAACCAAGGAATCCAGATAGGGTTTTTGACCCTGTTGGAGAGATGCCTATAGCACTAAATAGGGAAATAGCTGGTAGACCTTATACAGCTTTTTACTTTAATGTTGTGGATATCTGGGACAACCCTGATATAGGGTTACAAAAAGATATTGATGCTATTGAGGACGCTTATATACAGAAGGTCCAATACAATGAAATAGCTGATGGAGAAGACACTTTCAAGTCCTTTATTAAGGAAGCTGAAAAAGCAACTGATTGTAAGGATTCTCCTACAGCCGTAAAAATTGCAAAAATAGCAGAATGGTATAGATTTATGTCTAAAATGGATGAAATAGACCAGAATAAGAGAAAATATGGCAATTAATAGAAGTACATCACATATAAGTGATACAGAACAAATACTACTAAATAAAAGTAGAGATGATTTATTCAATCTTTTAGCTGTTATGAACACAGTTTATAATCCTGCAACTGGAGCAGCAGATAGAATGGCTAAAACTGATGCCCAGTATATTTTATATGATGCTAATGATGCTTTGCCTGACTATATTGGAATAAATAGTGATTCAGATGCAGTAACTTCAGCTACAGATTGGCTTATATATAAATTTGTTTACTCTGGCAGTAACGTAACTTCTGTAAGGAGGAAAGTGGGCTCTTGGGATGGCCGAGTTGCACTTTTTGCATAAATGCCTTTAGCAATAAACCCAGTAACAGGTGAATTAGACCTTGTAAAAGGTTCTACTACTGATGCTAATGCGATACACGATAATGTAGCAGCAGAAATAATTGCTATAACAGAGAAAGCATCTCCACATAATGATGATGTCGTTATTATAGAAGATAGTGAAGCATCTAATGTTAAAAAGAGAGTTAAATTCTCAAACTTTCCGACTGGTTCTGGTATGTCTAGTTTCACTTTAGCAGGAGATTCTGGTAGCAATCAGACCATAACGGATGGGAACACTGTAACTATAGAAGGTGGTTCTGGGATAGAAACTACTGGTGCAGCAACAGATAAAGTAACCATTGATATATCAGCAGATGGGGTTAATGATACACATATAGACTGGGGTACAGGTGCTAACCAAGTTTCAGCAGTAGATGTTCCAATTGCAGATGCAGGTGGTTATGTTACAGGAACAGAAGTAGAAACTGCTTTACAAGAAACAGGTAAAGAAACTGCTTATGCTGATAGTCCAGGAGTTATGACTGGTGGAGAAATTACTGAGGGTACTAATGCTGGAACTTTTAAGGTTGCTGCATTAACAGCTTATCTAAGAACAACAAATAGTTTAACTGGACCATTAAAATATGTAACTTTAGCAGAACAAGACAATCAAACAATTACAGCAGCAGATACTACCTACTTTGTATGTTTAGACTATAATGATGGAACACCACAGATAGTCTTATCAACAACCAACCCTTATGGAAGAACAGCTTCTCCAGATAGAACACAGATACCTATTGGAAAGGTAATGAAAAACGGTAGTAACGATGTCCATTTTATTAGTGGTGGTTTTAATCTTCAAGATGGAGTTATGAAACTACACCAAAGGGCAGGAACTTTAAGATCAAAGGAGTTATCAAGTGGCTCAACGATTGCTTATTCAGGGACTAACAATTTTACAATGACTCCTGGAATTGTTTATGTGGGTATCAATAGAATTACACTTACTTCTTATGATAGTGCTACTACACAATTTACACCAGTTTATCAAGATGGTGGTGGTGGATGGACAGAAGGAGCTACAAGAAATACTATTGATTATGAACACTATGACGATGGGGATGGAACTTTAGGTAATGTTGGTGTTTCAAAATATGGTTGCCATTGGGTTTATAGACATGTTGATGATGGTCATGTTTATGTGGTTTATGGTAGGGATAGTTATAAACTAGCAGAAGCAGAGTTAGCTTTTGAACCAACTAAACCAAGCCATTTAACAGATTTTGGTTGTTTAATTGGTAAAATTATTGCTCCTCAATCTGGTGGTTCATTTACAATTCAAATGGTTACTGATATTTTCTTCACAGGAACTTCTATTTCAGACCACGGAAATTTAACTGGATTAGAAGATGATGACCACACACAATACCTTTTAGCTGATGGCTCAAGAGAGTTAACTGGTGATATGACAGTAACAGCAACTAAAACTATTGATGGTAGAGATATTTCAGTAGATGGAACTAAACTAGACACTATAGAGGAAAATGCAGATGTTACTGACACAGCCAATGTCACAGCCGCAGGTGCTTTAATGGATTCAGAGGTAGATGCAGATATAAAGACGTTAGTCTTACCTGCTGATACAACAATATCAGCTTTTGGAAAATCATTAGTAGATGACACTGATGCAGCAACAGCTAGAACAACTTTAGACGTTGACCAAGCTGGTACTGATAACTCAACAGATGTAACTATTGGAACTGCCAATGGTTTATCTTTAAGTGGTCAAGAGTTAAGTCTTGCACTTGCAGATACAAATACAATAGGAGCTTTATCAGATACAGATTGGGACACTTTTAATAATAAGGTATCAGCAGATGGTTCTGTAGATACTCATTCAGATGTTGATATAACAACGGACACACCAGCAAAAAATGAAGTATTAAAATGGAATGGTACTAACTTCGTACCTGCTGCTTATAACTATAACTTTACCTTCTCTACAGCATCTTTTACTGATAACGAGGCATCAACTCAACTAATAGGTTCTGGTGTATGGGAAGCTGCTGGAGATATAACCTTTGATATGACTTACAATAATGGACCAGCAACATCTGGACATATTGCTTTAACAAGTAATGGTGGTGTTACGTGGACTGATAATTTAACTTTAACAGACCCATTTACTACACAAGTATCAGGTGAAGATACAGACTACCCATCAGCTAAAGATAAGTATATTACATTTACATTAACAGCTTCAGATGGGACTGATACTGATAATGATAATACAGCTACAGTAACATTTAGAAACTACATTTATTGGGGAGTTGCAAGTAAGAATTCAGGTTTTAGTGAGGCTGATGTAGAAGCATTAGGTAATAGTGCAATAAGTAACGACCAAACTAGAAGTATGAGTTTAGCACCAGGTGCAGGAGAGTATTTAGTATTTGCTTTCCCATCAACTTATACATCAATACCAGATGGTGATGACTACGAAACAGACGGTGGTACAGGGTTCTTATTTAACTCAATATCGTGTGCATTTATTGAACCAGAAACAGTATCTATAACTAATTCAGCAGGATATACAGAAGACTACAAAGTATACGCTTCAGATGTTGCTAATTTAGGAAGTCATACTTTAGTAACAACTACAGGTGTATCAAGTATAAACCCATTATATTATGGAATAACAACCAAAACAGACACATATTTAGAGGCTGATATAGAAGGACTTGCAAATAGTGAGATAACAAATGATAATACACAGGAGTGGGATAGTGTAACAGCAGGTTCTGGGGAATACCTTTTGTTTGCCTTCCCTAAGAGACTGGGAACAGTAACATTTTGGGTAGGTGGGTTTGAAGGTGGTTTTGAAGCACCAGAAACAGTAAGTGTAACAAATTCAAACGGTTGGACAGAGGACTATTACGTCTGGCGTTCAACTAACAGTAATTTAGGAGCTACTGTTGTAACAACTACATAATGGCAATAAATTTAATAGACAAAATAATACCTAAAAATGATGGCTTTACTGGATTGGTAGATGCTGACCAAGTTATTGGAGGAAGTAATTTACCTGCAACTGTAGGACATACGGAATGGGATGCTGCATATTCTGCAAGTCATACTCAAGGAACAGACACCACTTTAGGAGCACAAACAGAGAACTTGGATATGAATACTCATAAGATAGTAGGAGTAGTAGACCCGACTTCTGACCAAGAAGTTGCAACTAAGAAGTATGTGGATGATAATGCTGGGGGTTCTCCTAATTATACTCATGTAGACCAGTCTGGAGGAACATCAGATACTTATGGGGTTTTAGCGGGAACTATAGACGGTGCTAATACTACATTTACGGTATCGGAGGGGGTTTATTCTTCAGGAAGTTTAACAGTTTACTTAAATTGACAACTTCAGACACAAGGTACTTCCGAAGATTGGGATGAAACTACACCTGGAAGTGGTACTTTTGATTTTAATACTGCTCCTGAAACAGGAGATGAGATTACGGTTATTTATGGGACTGTAAGTGGAGATGCTGACACTTTAGATGGAGAACATGGAAGTTATTATGCTATAAAATTGACTACTAATGATACAACCGTTACGGGAGACAATATAAGTGCTTCAGAAAATAATGTTTATAACCTAACAATAGCAGGAATGACTGCTAATAGGAATTTTGTATTACCAGAGCCAAGTGCTACAGGAAAGATAATAAGAGCTAATATATTAGATGGAGATGCTGATTATGCTCTTATATTTATTGGGGATACTGGGGTTACTATAAATAAGGGTTCTGCAGCTACAGAATGGTCAAGGGTTTTTATAGCTGGAGAAAGTGTTACATTTGAAAGTACATCAACAACTAATTGGAATGTAATAGTAGATGATAGGATACCTTGTAAAGCAACTATAAGTAGGGAGTCTATTCAAACAATAGGTACTGGTTCATATACAAAGGTTGCTGTAGATACTGCTGGCGTTGATGTAGGAGATATTACAGATATATCAATTAATGATAGAATAAATATAAGGAGATCTGGTAATTACTTTTGTGCTTTAGGATCAATGATGAATGGAATTGATGACGGAGAAAGAACTGCGGCATCAATGTATTTAGATGGTGCTAATGCTTTTGGAGACCAAAGGTACTCACCTAGATCAGGTGCTGGTATTAAAAATTCAGTAAGTAAAATGTTAGCATTGACTGCTGGTCAATACTGTGAGTTATGGATATATCATAATGAGGGTGCTAATAATGATACTCTTACTGGTAATAATGTACCGTTTTTAACTATAATTGAGCAATTATAATGAAAATAGATATAAAAAAGTTTGACGGAGAAAAGTTTGAGAAGAAATATAATCTTAACCCTGAAACAGATTTTAGGGTAGATGGGGATAACTTAATATGTGATAAACTCCCAGACTT